CTATCATTTATTATCTTTTTTGGAGCAGTACCAGCAGTTCAGGCAGTTCCAGCACAATCATGTGAAATGACTTGTGAAATGGCATGTGCTGACGAAGACATAAAGAAGAAGAAAAAGAAGAAAAAGAAAATTGGTGGTAAAGGAAAGAAGAAGAAGAAAGGATTCTTCTCAAAGGTATTCGGAAGTAAATAGACGAAATAAAAAAGGGGAATGATTAGTTCCCCTTTTTTTATGCTACTTATTTAAAAACTATTGGAAGATGGTATCGTACTTTGACTGGTATACCATTTTGTAATGCTGGTTTGTATTTGGTCTGTCTGACTTTATCAATTACTACATCATTTAATTTTACATTGAATGTATCAACGATGTATGGATTCTCAACATCACCCTTTTCGTTTATGAAGAATGATACTGACATCTTGCCTGATGGGTAGATGTGATTTACAACACCCATGACATCATCATAAGTTAATTCAAATGGAATAATTGGCTGTGGAAATTGTTGATTATCTTGGACAGATTTTTGGGCTATCAACGAGCCCATTAACATCAAAGATATTAAGGCTCTCATCGGTTTCTCCTTTATTAAGTGATAAGATTTTTTTATGTCGCTTTAAAAACTAAAATTTATCCTTAGTCTTCGTACATAAATATAAAGGAAATTTATAAAAATGTGTTAGATTTTGATTAGATTTTATTTTTATACATTAAATTGTAAATGTAATTTACCTTGTACCGAGTGTGGTGGATACATCCCACCAACCACTATAGTGTACAAACCTGGCTCTATATGTTGAGTCCTTTGGGTTTCATATAACTTCCAAACATATTGGATATCTCTTGGAGTTCCATCATCATACGGGTCACGGACAATAGCTGATTCATGAACCACATTCCAATTAGAATCCATAACCCAAATCTTTGTATTCATGTTGGAAACTCGATACTTGATTCTCACAATATCTTGTATGGTGTCATCCCATTTCTTATGGGTGTCCTTCCAAGCAACAATTGGATTGAGTTCATATTCATCAACATCAATTACCATTTCAGGTTTTACATCTTCTTTACCTTCACTAAAAAATACAAATGAAAGAAGACAGATAATTAACCCAACTATAATTTTTTCTAAATTTTCTGTAGATATATCCATGTAGACCTTTCCCTATGTCATAAGAGAATTTACGAAATAAATCTATAAATGTCAAGCATTTTTTAATCTATTTCTGAGTTGTAAAATAAAACCATCTATCTTTTTGACATCAGGATTATTCTCTTTCATTTTTTCTCGTTTTATTATTAACTTACCTAATGCCTTTTGTAAGTCTAACTTGGATAATCCTTTCATACTCTTTCTATAATATAATAGTGCTAAAGCTTCATCTTCTGCTTCAGCTCCACGAACACCTGCAACTGCAGTTACCTTTTCAACTTCATAATAAACATCTACCACATCTTCAATCTCTAACCACACAGTATTTTCCCACATGGCATCCAAGTCAAGATTTACTGTATCCAAATCAATATCTTCATCATCCTGACTATAACTTAGTTGGAAGTTCAGACAAATGAAAAGTGCTAGGGTTATATGTGAAATACCAAATTTCATTATTCATTCTCCGATGATATAATTTTGTTCCATCAAATTGCCACTCGTTATCCTCATCAGGTATACCGAGATTATATGTGACAATTACATTTCTTGTACGACCTAAAACAGAAAGTGGATGTTCTGGCCAACTTTCTATTCCTGTTAATTCCTTTTGTTTTTCTGCGTAAACCTCTAATTCTTCCCATAAGGTGTATGTAAAATCTTTTTCGTTTTTAATTTCTGCAAGTTCTATTCTTCTCTCAAATCTTGGAACGGCTACTGCACTTAATATACCAATAACAACTATTACAATTACTAATTCTATTAGGGTATATCCTCTACTCATTTTGTTTTTTCTGTAGTTCAATTCTTTTTTTCTTTTTCATTTTTTTAACTGTTTGTCTTTCGTCCAACTCCCATATAAGACAAACACACAAACATATCACACCCAAAGCTGTCCAAGACATCAAATCTCTCCGATGATTTCTTTATTGTATGATGGGCTATCGACATCCTCATCTTTGATTATAATTTTCTTAGTGATGAATCCGTTTGTTGTATCGTTTTCCCATTTATAAATATATGGTTTATCATTTGAATTAAGGGGTAAATCACCACTAAATAACATATTGGGTGTCCTACCATCTTCTAATTGTATGTGTCTGTATGTTGAATCCATTAATCCATTTTCGGGTAATTCAGGAAAATGTGGATTTCCTGCTATGTGATTATCATAATAGTATTGCATAAATACATTCTTGATAATTACCATGTTGGATATGTTTGTTTGGGATTGAGTTTCGTTAACCATTCTGTTAAAAGTGGGGACAGCCGTTCCGACTAAAATCCCCACTAATACAATAGTTACAATCAACTCAACTAAAGTAAATCCAGCTGAGTTTTTCATGGTAACTCCTTTCTATAGACTAGCTCTTGAACCGAGAGTACCTACGGCGGCGTTATCACCACTTTGAGTACCTTCATCATACTGCCAACCTACTCGTGAGTTATCATTTCTTTGATGAGTGATTTTCTTGGTAGTGGTATTGAATGTCCACTCTCCATCTGTATCTGCGTCATCAGAGTCGTCAGCGTCATATCCAGCAGGTTTTGTTTCTAACGCGTCGAATGGATTGGTTGGCCAACTTCTACGACCATTATCCATAAGTTGTTCTATCGCGTAGGTTTCTAAACCAGCTTCTATGGAACTGATTACTGCGTCTTCTGCAGCTGCTTCTGCCTTATCTACTGTTGAGGCGTATCTTGGAATTGCTACAGCGGCGAGAATACCTAATATGATGGTAACCATAATTAACTCTATGAGGGTAAATCCCTTTTGGTTTTTCATCGTGATTCTCCTTTCTCTCGTTGTTTAGGGAACGAGTGTTTTATGTAATTGTGCTGGGTTTTCAATATCTGCTACCAATATAGCTGGTGCCTGTGCAGATGTACCACTACCACTTCCTGGTATTACAAGATAAATATATCCACCATCCTGAAAAGGTGATTTAATACCATTGTTACCAAGATTTGCTACGAAGTCTCTTGCTCCATCTACATCAAATCCAACATCTACTTGATGTGACCCATCAGGTCCTAAACTCATCCAATCACCTGCTAATGCGTCTTCATCAGATAGACTTTCTGAGAACACATATACGAAGTCTGAGTTATCAGCAGTGTAGGAATCTATGTTAGCTAAGTAATCTGAAAGATACTCTTGTAGAGCTACATCAGTAGTTTTATCTGATGGTAAGTCATATCCACCGACTTTTGAGTCGTACTTAGATTGACCAGGAAAACGACCTTTTCCTTCAACAGATACTGCTTGGTTATAGTAATTGTTTGCGACAGTTAGAATCTTGTCGATGTTGTTCATCGTCTTCTTTTCTTTAGCTCCATCACCAACACTACCGAACTTAGGTGCGGCGGTAGTTGCTAAAGTAGCCATCATCGCAGTAGTAACAGCGAATTCGGCTAATGAATTACCCCTATTACCTTTGATTTTCTTAATTAGGTTTATGAACATGATTGTTCTCCTTGTTTGTTTGTTAATAGTTTCGGACTACTACCTATATAGTACAATAACTGTACCAAACTCACCTAATTTTAAAACTTTTTTTTATCTCACAATATTATTACACTTAGAAGTAGGCAATAAAAAACCACTCGAATAAGTGGTTTTTTATATTGTGTATTACTTTGTTACTCATGTAACATTTTGTAATAACATTTTGTTACAAGAATGAACCAGTACTGGTTGTGTCGATGTGTCCAACATTTGTGTATTCTTGAGAAAGTGTTTGATGGTACTTTTTCATCGTATTGACAATACGAGTAATGTGTTGAGTCTTAGAACCGCTCATCTCACGAATCATGATGTACAGAGCTTTCTTGTTGAAGTTTTCGATGTGTTGTGCTCGTCTGAATATTTCCAATACGGAATCGGCTACCAATATATCCTTCTTTCTTGTAAAAACATTTGTAATATTGTTTTCCCAATACTCAACAAACTGATGTACATACTCCTTCATCTTTTCATCTTCTTCTTGTTTGGCAACTTGGTCTCTTGTTTTTTGATTCCAATCCAACACATCCATAGTATCATGGGATTTGTAATGAGCATAATTTTTATTATTGTGTAGGATGAGATAGTTCTTAGCCACAATACTAAAGTAGGAGAAGGCCTTTCCCTTACCCTCTTTGAACTTATGCATATTCAATACCAAAAATGATATCACTTCTTGTTTGACTTGTTCCGATGGAACATCAAAGTAATAAAATTTAAATGTATGAATGATATTCTCACACAACTTATCAAACGCCCTTCTTATGTGGTCGTTATAAATTCTTTCCTTCATGTATGCTCTTTCTTCATTATTATAACGAATAATAGCATCTTCAGTTTTTTGTGTGAAATAATATCTTGGTGAACCTTTTTTAGCTTTCCTTGGCATTTGTATCCTCTTCTATGTATTGATTTAATTCTTGTATTGTTTCTTTGATGGATGTAAATATACTACCGATTTCATCATCTGATTCGAAATGACCAGTAGAGTCTATTGTTTGGATTTCTTCCCAAGTTCCTGCCACTCTATCACTAAAGTCTTCGACCCAAGTTTCCAATAACTCTACCTTGTTAAGTAAATTCCAAACCACATAACTTTCGATGATAAAAATTACAACCAACAAACCTAATAAGATTTCTAATATCATTAACTATCTCCAAAAAGTTCGTCAAACAAATCTTGATGTTTGGACTTCTTCTCTTCTTTCTTTGGTTTTGGTTTATCCGTTCCTACGCTAATACTCTTAATCTTATCTAAACGAGCTTCCATCTCTTCTTTCTCATCTTCATCACCTCGTTTCCATTCATCGTATTCGGCTTGTGTGGCCATATGGTCAGCCCAATGTATAATGTATGGTAGATGATTCTTTAATGACCTTTTAGCATCAAACACTTTCATGTAGTAGGTGTTAGCTTCGTCATAGAGTCCATCAGATACCTTGATGGCAAGAGTTTCTTTCATATTTACCTTGACACCGAAGTGTTGAAGTAAGAATAGTGCCCTATCAGTAACTCTCATATTATCTATATCTGTATTGTGTGTAAAAACCTCACCAAGAGTCTTTCTTCTCCACTCGTTATCTTGTGGTACATAATACTCACTTTCCAAGTCTCCAACTTTTCCTAAGTCATGATGCATCGCTGAAAAGATAAGTTCTTCATCTGTCCAATCTTTTGTACCACCAACTTTCTCGTAAGTCTTGGATATCTCTAACGCTGTCTCAACCACATGAAGAACATGATTCACATAACCACCAGCATAACAATAATGATATTCTTCCTTACCACTAGCTGGAGCTACAACCATTCTATCTTCAAAGTGTTTATACATTTCGAGGAGTCGTTCTTTCCGTTCCCCTTCAAATGTATCTTCTACGAGTTGTAACAGCTTATTCCAATTACCAAGTAATTGTTCTTCTGTCAATTGTTTCATTTATAACCTTTTCAATTTTTTCTTATCGACTGTCATTCTATGCTGATAAGTTCCTTCTGTTTGTACTACTACAAATTTACCATCTTCGGTCTTATCTTCAACTTGATAAGCTGGTTCAAATCTACCGACTTGTACATTTGTTGGTAATACCCAATCTCCAACTTCGATTGGTTTAGTTGAGTATTTATATGCTTTCTTTCTTGGCATTTTTTATTTCTCCTTACGATTGTTTGTCATTATTTATTAGTGCTAAATTATCTGTCCAATTCATTTTATAGATGTGAACATTTTCATATTTGTATGGTTTTACATTTATTGACTCTAATATGTCAACATAATTTACATACTTAGGGTTCATGGTATCTCTTACTTGATA